ATGCGTCTACTATCTAGACCCTACTTAATCAGAGTCAGATAGTACGACCTTCTTTCGACCACGTAAATAACTGGTGCTTGTCAAGGGTCAACAACTGTTGTCTCTTATTATATGATATATTATATGGAATATTTCAGTATAATATACAGTATTGTATAATGAGTATTAGTAGGTCGCACCCTCGATTTCTCTTTTTATCACTCTTTATCACGTGATGAGAAAAAGGAAAGGGGGAGGAATGGGAGAAAACGTAGTTTTTAGATAATATTATCATATTATCATAATTATCATTACTACTACTCTCTCTCTCTCTCTCTTCTTCTTCTCCCTATGACACGTGATAATAATGATAAAATGAGAAAGTGCGAGTAAACCTAGGTTTGCTCTGCACAGACATCACTTCCTTTTTCTCACGTGATGATAAACTGTGAGAATAAGTTAATCTCCTACCCCCGATTGTAGGAAAACGGGAGTTGTGTGATAACAAGGGGCAAAGTTTCTACTGCATGGTCGTGTTCAACTGCCTTCCTAGCACAGTGGGGTTTTTTTGGTGTTTATTTTACCTCACGCCCTCTCCCAACAATTACACTCAAGTCGGTTTGAGTCCGACAACGAGCAAGAGTTTTGTAACGAATAAAAAAGGTAATCGCTATCAGTCTACTAGGTTCTGACATAGTTACAGAGGGTTCTTTCGTTCTTTCTCTCTACCTTTCTCTTGCTAATCACACTCTAACGAGTAAGAGTTTTACAACGAATAAAAAATGACGAAGACCTCCATCACTAGTTGTTTTGGGAAACATAGTCAATATCTCAAGTCATTTCTCTTACTAATCACACTCAAGGATACATATGTATCCATTTCACTCCGGGTAAGTTCATTGCCCATTTTACGGGGGGAGTAACCATTGCCATTGGTTGCTCCTCCCTAATCACATTCACAGTTCGGTGCAGAAACGAAGCAAGCCGTGCATCCTAGTGGTAGGCCGCGAGAATCTAGCGGTTCAGAATTAGGCCAACATGTTGAGAGCGAAGCAACCCTTAGCGGGGTTGTCGAGTTCTCTGTTGTTGGTCTAGACAAGCAGGTTTGACGAATCCCTCGCGGGATGGGGCTTGTGGAGCCAACGAACTTTGAAACTGAGAGAGTTGACTACGAAGACAAACGAAAGTTTGGATTAGACGGAAGATACTGAGGTATGCCCGTTGATGGACAATAAAGAAGAATGACCATCCGACTTAGCGGAAGGATGAGGTAAGGGGTTGCGACCTTTGTACTATTCGGGCGGGTTGGCCTGATACGGCTCCAATGGATTAAGGATGGTTCCCTTAAGCCGCCAACCGGAATAATAAGTCGTCCATCTGCTTCGGCAGGTGGGTAGCGACAATTGGCAGTCTTGGATAGCAGTAAAACAGACATCGATTGCGACAAACGCACCTTCATCGCAATGAACCCTCAAGCCTCTAGTAGTATTGGCATAGAACATCGTCTTTCTCTCTCACACTCACATTCGATTTTCGGAACTTTAAGTAGTCCCGTTACGCAAATGCAATATTATACTCCAAAGGAGACAATGAAAATGAAAATAGTAGGAACAGAAGAACAAGAAGCAATATGGAACGAAATGAAAACAGGCGATAGCCACATGATGGTTTACGCTGGTGCTGGCACTGGCAAGACCTTCACTATCGTAGAGGGCGCGAAGCATGTAAATGGCAAGAAGGGATTCTTGGCATTCAACAAGTCAATCGCTACTGAACTCGGTAAGAAACTGCCACTTGATTGTGAGGCCATGACTTTCCACAGTCTAGGTCTAGCATCTATCAAGATGCACAACAGGGGAGCGAGAGTTGACAACAAGAAAGTGTATGGCATCATCAACGATGTTCTAGGTAAGGAGTACAAATCCGCACCAGCACTGAACAAACTCGTATCTCTGTTGAAGTCATCAATGGCTAACTGGAACGATGAGGCTGATATCAATGCAATCATTGACCAGTACGAGATAGAGTTCGATGGACTTTCAGAGGAGAGAAATGCAATAGCAGTTCTACCTGTGATAGAGAAGATGTGCAAGGATGTCAGTACCGTTGATTTTGACGATATGATTTGGCTACCTGTGGTATTAGGTCTTCCAGTCAAGCACTATGATGTGGTATTTGTTGATGAGGCTCAGGATTTCAATGAGGCTCAGAGGAGACTTATACTAAAGGCATGCAATGGTGGAAGGATGATTGTTGTTGGTGACCCGAAGCAAGCCATCTATGGTTTCAGGGGAGCCGATTCATCAAGCATGGACATATTCAAGTCAGAGTTGGAGCAGTCACCAAGAGGTGTGCAGAACTTCACACTATCAGTTACTTGGAGATGCCCGAAGTCTGTTGTCGAACAGGCAAACAGATTCTTCCCTGACTACTCTGCTAGAGAGGATGCCGAAGATGGTCTTGTTGAGAGCCATGTTGCACTAGACCCAAGTGCTGGTGACTTGGTTCTCTGCCGTGTGAATGCCCCTCTGGTTTCAGAGTGCTTCGCAATGATTGCAGAAGGCAAGGCGGCTTATGTCCTTGGTAGGGATATCGGATACAGTCTTGAGGTACTAATCAAGAAAGTCACAAAGGATGGGGAGATGCCCATCGAGGACTTCTTGGCTACTCTTGATGATTATGTCAACAAGAGAATGCAGGTATTGAAGAGAGCGGAAAAGGAGAATCAGATTCAGAGCCTACAGGACAAGTACGATTGTATCATCGCACTATCTGGTAGGACTAGTACTGTTGCTGGACTACATGACAACATCAAGGAAATCTTTGGTGAGCAAGGTAGGAACTCCGGTGTTGTGTTCTCAACAGTACACAAGGCCAAGGGACTTGAGGCAGAGAATGTCTGGATAATATCTCCTGACAAGATGCCACATCCAATGGCTAAGACTCCATCTGCTAGGGAGCAAGAGAAGAACCTCTGCTACGTGGCAGTAACGAGAGCGATGAAAACGCTGAGATATGTGGGTGGCCCAGTTGGGTAGTTCATATAGTCTCGATAACATAATAGAAATGAGGAATAAGAATGACAAGAGAAAAGATAAGAGAACAGATTGAAGCATCAGTACGGGTAAACTGTGCTGGCGCACCTACAGTGAAGAACACTGGACTTGCGCGAAAGAGATGTAGTGTGTACCAGATAATCGAACTTGCTACGTGGAAACTACAAGGGATATCCGACGATACTCTCCGGACTAAACTTGGTCCCAAGGGATGGATGAAGACCAAGTGTCTAGGAGAGTGGCGTTGGTTATGTCCTTCTTGTCACGATTTCGTGATTAAGAAGAGGAAGGAAGCAAGGCACACATGGGGTCACTGACCACATTGCCTTTGCTGAATTTTACGAGGTTTAAATATGGATAGAATGTTAATAGAAATGAATGAATGCAAATTATGCGACGGAACTGGAATGTTGGAGATTGTAAGGCAATTGACTGATGGCTCATGCGAGCCTGATGTCATCCCTTGCGATTGCTTCCTAGACATACATGGGATTGAAGATTCGACAGGTGATGATGAATGAACATATTCGTGTTAGATGAGAGTCCAGTTACGTCAGCACAGATGATGAATGACAAGCATGTTGTGAAGATGCCAACAGAGAGTATGCAGATGATGTCCACTATTCTGTCGTATCACGAACAACCCGCTCCCTTCTTGCCAGTGATGTTGAATCACCCATGTACTATTTGGGCAAGAGAGAGCAGACAGAACTTCCAGTGGCTACGCGAACATGCTCAGGCATTGTGCGAGGAGTTCACTGTAAGGTACAACAAGCAACACAAGGTAGAGTGGATTCTAGATACGTTCACGGATACGTGGGCAAAGATGGAGAACGAGATTCTACCAGACAACGGATTGACTCCTTTCGCTATTGCGATATCTGACCACATGAACTGTAGGCAGATAGATGGCTTTGATGAGATGTCAGCAGTCGATAAGTATCGACAGTACTACATCCATGACAAGGCCCACATAGCGGATTGGAAGACAAGTAAACCAGAATGGTATGGAGATGAATAATATGAATGAAACAAATGTAGAGTTTAGGTTAGTTCACGATGATGAACTGCCGCCAATAGTAATAACAATGAATGACGTTGATGACGTAAAGTGCGTAATAAACGCAAATCATCAGATATGGCTAATGCTTCACAGGAAGAAGATAGCCGGAAGTGCAGAGGCACTCTTCAGTAAGATAGATGACATGCTTACTGCCTTCCTAGCAGAACAGAGAAACAACGAGGTGATGGAATGATTTATGCAGATAAGATAATGGAATTAGGAGAGAAAGCAAACAAGGTAGAGTTCAAGTGGGGAAACACTGTCTATGAGACAATTGGTATTGCCTTCTACACTCATTACTACTATGACAATCTCAGGGACTTTCAGGATGCTTACAACCTAGCCAAGTCCCTTAAGTGTGACTTAACAGGCAATCTGGATTCTTTCAGATTGGTGATTAAGGAGAGAAGGACATTGGAAGATTATGTCAAGTACAAGGAGGAAGAGGAATGAGTTTTGAGATAGAGATACCTAAACACATGATACCCCACATTGAAGATTGGGCGACTCAATGGAATGTGTCCTTTGACACAGTAGTTGAGTTTCTGATTTGGCTCGGTTTAGAATTTCGAGAGAATCCTGATGCTCTTAAGTCACATGAAGAAATGTATGAACAGTTCTGTGAGTGGCAAGAATCGATGGAGGGTATGGAATGATTGGATTGATAGTTGACGCAATAAGAATAACAGTAATGGTAATCGTGGGTATCGCACTACTACCTATATTGATAGTGTTTCCATTTGCTCTAGGGTGATTATATGCAAGAAGAAGTAACAGCAAAGAGAGCGTTGGGTAATGGTAAGTGGGACCGCAAACTCAAGGAGAGAATGGTTGAGTTCTCACAGGCAGATAACTATGATGATGCCAAGCATGAGTGGAAGGCAACAGGACGTTGCTGGTGGAGAAGACATGCAGATAGAGAAGCACCTTCTTGGGTGACTGATACTGGTCATGGAGGCAAGTGTCTCTGTGGTCATACTATCGTATACCACTTTGAGATAGAGAACACGGTTACAGGCCACAGGGATATTGTCGGCTCTGACCACATCAACTCCTATCTGATTCTAAAGGAGATAGCAATGTCAACTGGAATCAAGGAGGAGAACATCACAGAAGCAATGATTCAGGAATGGATTGATGTTAGAGTCAAGTCCATGATGAAAGAAGCATGGTGGGAAGAGGAAGGTGAGGAATTCACCGAGATGTTCGATGCCTGTAAGGAGATGGATTTGAGAATCAATGTCAGGACAACAGGTTCGGAGTATTGGGATGAGACTCTTAGGATGAATCGACCAATAACCTTCCTGAGAAAGAAGGCTGATGGTAAGAAGATGGCATCTCTTGTTTGGAGATGGAATCATCCTGACAACCCGAAGGCTCAGATTAACACAAGAGGATATCCCAACAAGAAGTTGCTACATGACCTGACTCAGTTCGACTTGTTCCTAGAGGACTATTTGGAACAGGCAAAAGAGATGGATGCCGAAGAGGAAGACAGGAAGAAGTATCTCAAGAGACTGGACTTGTATGAGAAGGACAAGATTGTTGAGGCATACAATTCAAGTTACAACGAGGGTTTGTTCAAACATAACTGCAACAGGTTGGGTATTCCTTCGTTCGATGTGAAATCAACACTGTATACCAGTAACGAGAGAGCGAGGCTTCGGAGAGATAGACAAAAAATCCTGTACATGGTGGATGGTCAAGAGGGTCGAGTTTTCACTTCGGCCCAATCTCAGGCATTGCGTGATTTACTGGACATGAAGTGGGGAACTACGGTAAAAGCGAGCGAATCACAAATGCGCCTTTTAGGTAGGCTAACCGATGACTATCCTAAAGATAGGAACATGACAATGCGGGAATGTTCTCTTCTGATAGAAGCACATAAGTCACCCGCGTACACAAAACAGGCTATTCTTGATGAATTAGCAACGATGAATTCTTGGTTCAAGGCGAAGGCTAAAGAACTGGAAACAGCCCCCGAAGCATGAGGAAGCAACATGGCGAAGAAAAATGAGAAGAAAGAAGAAGAACCACAGGAAAATGAGTTGGAACAAGCGATGGCACAGATGCAACTGAACAATCAGCAGTTGCAGGGAACTGCACAGAACTTGGCTAACCAGATGCAACAGTACATGGCTCTTTGCTCGCACTACGAGCAGACCATCAATGTGCTAACTGGTAGAGTTCAGGAGTTGAAGCAGACAGTCGCTTCGCTACAGAACCAACTACAGTCCGAGTGACCCGGCATCGGCGGATATACCGATAACAATGAATAGTAAGAAAATAGGTGAATAAATATGAAACTACGAATTATGAACGAAACCGGACATACTGAACTAGAAGTAACCAACATGGAACTTATCGAGCAGATAACGGACCATCCCACCCACTGGGTTTTCGCTGACGGAGAGATGGTCAGCAGGGAAGAGGTAAACACATTTGCTTGGGACGATGTTGACTCAGTACAACTAGTACCAGCCGTTGTCGGTGGCAGTCTTTAGATAGACCCATCACAGTGACAGATTTACGCAAGCCGTTATAATGCCAAGTGTGTTATTTCGGTAACTACTAAGTATCGATTCTCGATGCCTAGTATCCCAAGCATGGGTTAACTGCCAAGTGGGTGAAAAGCCCACTTCAATTGGGGTATTTATATGAAAGCAGAAATACAATATGAACAAGAAATAATGAGTGATATGATTACAAACACCAAGTATGCTCAATATGATGAGAAACTTGGAAGAAGAGAAGTTTGGAAAGAGATAATCGAGAGAAACATGCAGATGCATTTGAACAAATTCAAAGGTAACAAGAAGGTCGTTGCCAAGATTAAGGATGTCTACAAGAACTATGTTCTTCCTAAGAAGGTAGTGCCTTCTATGCGCTCACTTCAATTTGGAGGAGTAGCAATAGAGAGGTCGCCTAATAGGATATACAATTGTGCCTACATGCCAATAGAGGATGTACGCGCATTTAGCGAGACAATGTTCCTACTGCTCGGTGGGACTGGTGTGGGTTATTCAGTGCAGAGACATCACGTGGCTAAATTGCCACAGATAGTCAAGCCGAATCCCAACAGGACTTACCGACATCTGATTGGTGATTCACAAGAGGGATGGGCAGAAGCAGTGAGAGTTCTGTTTGAGTCTTACACTGGAATGAGAACTACTACTCCTAGATTCGACTACTCGGACATTAGACCAAAGGGAAGTCCATTGAAGACTAGTGGTGGTAAGGCTCCCGGCCCAACACCATTGAGGAACTGCCTGACTATCATAGAGGGTATGTTGATTGACATGCCTAACTATCATCAGATGAAACCTATCGAGGTTCACGATATGCAATGTCGAATTGCAGATGCAGTGATATCTGGTGGTATCAGAAGGTCAGCAATGATTTCACTATTCAGTGCTGATGACAAGGAGATGCTTACGTCGAAGACTGGTGAGTATTGGATTACTCATCCTTGGAGGCAAAGGGCAAACAATTCAGCAGTCCTACTTAGGAATAGAATAACGAAGAAGTTCTTCAATGAGTTCTTCTCCATGATTAAGGAGAATGGCGGTTCGGAACCGGGCATGTACTTCAGCAATGACAAGGATTGGGGAACAAATCCTTGTGCAGAAATTGGATTACGTCCCTATCAGTTCTGTAATCTCTCAGAATGCAACATCAGCGATGTTGAATCTCAAGAGGACTTGAACAACAGAGTAGAGGCCGCTACTTTCCTCGGAACGCTACAGGCAACTTACACAGACTTCCATTACATCAGGGACATCTGGAAGGAGACAACAGAGAAGGATGCTCTACTAGGTGTATCGATGACTGGTTTCGCTAGTGGGGCCGTAGAGGAGTTGGATTTGACAGAAGCGGCTGATGTCGCTAAGATGACAAACAGTGCTTGGGCAGAGGAACTAGGAATCAACAGTGCCGCAAGAATCACTTGCGTAAAACCAGCAGGTACATCCAGTTTGGTTCTAGGTACTGCCTCTGGAATCCATCCTTGGCATTCAGAGTACTTCATGCGAACAGTTCGCTACAACAACATGGAGGCGATTGTTCCATTTATGAAAGAGCGAGTGCCTGAGTTGGTAGAGGAAAACAAGGAAGACCCGAATGGCAGTGTGGTCTTCCTACCACAGAAGGCTCCCGAAGGAGCGATGACTAGGGACGAGACTGCAATAGACTTCCTTGAGAGAGTCAAGAGAGTCAGTGAGGATTGGGTTGGTCAGGGTCATATTGATGGCTTGAACACACACAACGTATCTGCTACTTGCAACATACGCGATGAGGAGTGGGACTTGGTTAGAGATTGGCTATGGGTCAACAGACATTGCTACAACGGATTATCCTTCACTAGATTCTACATGGATGTAGAGGATGGAATCTCAATGCAATCACCATTGACTGCTATTGATGAGGAGACATTCCTGAAATACAAGAAGTTCTTGAAGAACATCGATTTCAGGGAGTTGAAGGAAACAGAAGACAACACCGACTTGCAAGGAGAACTTGCTTGTGCAGGTGGTGTTTGCGAGATATGAACAAGGAAGACTTTCTTTTGATTGAGAGCGAAGTTACCGCTCTCTTTCCTGCGTCGGTCAAACCCGCCGTATCCCAAACATACCACTGTTTGGAGAATGGTGAGATTGGTGTGAGGTATTTCACCAAGTTCATCAGGCGGGCATTGTTCAACCACACAGACAAGACGTTCTCTGATATCAGGGAACTGAAAGAAAGAAAGCAATATTACAATAAAAATTACGGAGAAGATTATTATGAAAATAAAATACAACATACCGATTCTATCGGACAGAGAAGCAAGGTACAATAGCGTATCCTTCCTATTCAAGACAAACAAGAAGTGGATGTTTCCTAAACTATATCGTAGGAATTCAACCATACTTTACCACGGCCACGGTGGAGTCACAACTAAAATGTATAGAAGTAAGTTGAATGACTGGTTGAGGAATGCACCAGATGATTTCAAGGCATCTAACATACATCGAAGTATAGTTGAATATCAATATGCCAACTTCTACACCGGGCCTCTATCTGAGGTAGTGCCACATGGCTATCTTACCAAACAACAGAGAAGGCAGTTGTTTCATCCTTTCAAGGATAATGTGTTCGATGTGCATTCATATCGAACCAATGGCCTCAACAGTCGAGGTGAAAGAGAAATACATTGTCCAAGACCGTCTATCGGTCAGAGACACAAGGAAGACCCTCTCTTTGAACTTCTAAGAGGTCAGGTGGAACAGTTTCTAATTCCACTTAGAACTGCTAAGGGGGATTTCGGAGATAACCTAGTGAAGTGGGATATCACATTCAGGTACACTGATGGCGATGCTACTATATCGTTAGCGCGTAAGGCATCTGGTTTCTACATCGACGGAATCAAGATGGTCAAGGAGGATGTTGTTTCCGCACTGGCGAAGATTATCCTTCGTGCTATATACGTCAGAAGTGAGGAGGTGCTGATGGATTATGTGGAGAAGGTTACCACTATTCCATACAACGTTCTCTATGCATTGGAGAACAGGACTCCATATCACTACTATGACTATGGTGAGAGGAAGGAAGTCAAGATTGATACCAAGTTGATTTCCAACACGGAAGTAGCCTTGCAGATATCAGACGGTATTTGGGCCGCTATGTCAGTCACCGAACTGAACAGGTTCATCTCTTACTATAGACACGGAAGGAAGCGAGCCAAGAAGTGGGTTCAGATTTCACCTAGGAATCTTTGGAAGACACTACTGGAAGAAACACCTACTTCCTCACAGGAGAAGATGATGTTGGCTTGGCTCTCTCAGAACCGAACGGAGAAGATTGTCGAGCAGAGAGCAGAGAAACTACTGATAGACTTGGACAACGAGTATCCACAGATTACCTTCATGCATTGGCCCAATGAGGAAACCAATGCTCTGCACATCAGAGGAAAGGTATGTGATTGGATTGTCTCTGCTAACAGAGGTATGAAGAGAGGGCATCAGGATGTATCGACATATAGGATTGGTAAGGAATACACTCAGGAGACTATTCCCGGTAGCAATCTCTTCCACAATCATACGCTGAGTCATAGTATCTGCATTGACAATCTGCACAACAACTCTACTGCCAATGACCAACTTGCGGCTAGGGCTATGGTGCTTCTGAATGACAAGGCCGCTAAGAGTATGATATACACTCTGAGTAATTTATTGGAAGAAGCAGAGAATGACCACGAATGGCAGTATAAGGCTAGGGTATCTGACAAGTTACTTAGGAAGTTAGCGAGGGAAGTAAGATGAGATGTCCGGAATGTAACGGACACTCCTCTTCCTTCTCTGAGGCATTAGGTGAAACAGTCTGTGATGACTGTGGATTGGTGCTATTGGCTAATGCCTTGGAAGAGAGCATATCGATAACATTGGATGAGCAGTATGAGAATAGTCATCTAGGCTCTACGCTCTACAGTAAGAATGTCAGGCAGATAGTTGGCAATAGAGGACAGAACCTCATTGATATGTACAGACAGGGAGATGTGAAGAAGACGGAAGTTGATTTGAGGGCAGTCAATCTGATGTCCATGTACCTATCCTCCCTGTCAGCCAATTCACTGATAGGCATATGTGAGGGATACTACTACACATTGAAGAGAAATCGCGTCTTCGACAATCTAGCATCCGAGAGTAGAGCGGCTAGTGTAGTGTATTACGCCATGAGAGAGCAGAACATAGTGATAAAACTCAGAGATGTAGCGAGGGTTTCAGCAGAATCAACTTCGCTCATTTCTAGATACGCGAAAAAGATTGCACGATTTTATGGTAAGTCTTATGTCTTTACGACACAAGACCCAATTAGATTAGGTGATTCTTTACTTGGAAGAATACCAAGTGTAACAAATGAGCAGAGAGAAACCTCTCTTTTGTTTATCGAGTATATGTCGAGGATTTATGATGACTTAGACTTGATGATGAGTAACAACGTATTAGCAGGTTGCATTTGGTTAGCAACTGCTATGATAGATGATACAATACCTCAACAGACTATCGTTGAGAATTGGTCGGCATCTGAATATGGTCTTAGAAAGGCCACAAGGGATATGTGTCAAATCCTGAATATTGACAAGAGTAACATCCACAACTATGATGTTGAGGATATAGTAAAAGGAATAAGGGTGTAAATATGAATGAAAATGGAAAACCAGAGATAAGAAGAAGCGTGATGGTCATCGGCGCGGGAGGAATAGGCAGTTACCTAGTCTCCTTCCTAAACAGAGTTGGTATCTATGATATCACTGTGTATGATGATGATAACGTGGAGAGGAAGAACGAGACTACGCAGAACTTCTGCGAAGGAGCAGTTGGCGAGAAGAAGGTTGACTCTATCTTACTGGCAACTGATGATGGTACTGTTACAAGAGAGCCATTTCCAGTGTTAGTTGAGAAGCAACTTCAAGGATATGACCTGATTGTTTGTTGTGCAGATAACCTCGGTATACGCCGTTTGGTATATCGACAGGGGTTCGGTGCGGATTGTCGAAACAAGTGGCTAGATTTACGCTCACAGGGTAGAAACGGAGCAGTAATCTCGTACATGATTGAAGAGAAACTAATGACATCGCTGTTGGCGGGGCCGGAAGGCTCTTTCTCCTGTCAAGGGGAGAATTGGGATGGTTCCCCGGAGGGAATCAACCTGACACATATCGCAATTGCTGGTATGGCGAGCCAATGGATTCAAAGATGGTTTGAAGGTGGAGAAGAGAACGTTGCAGATAAGATGATGGTGAATATATAATGGGAAACAGTTGGAATAAGAGACATGAAGATGAAACGCCTGAGAGAATCAGGAGAGATAAAATAAGGTATGATAAATGGAAGGCTGACTTCAAGAAGAGATTTCCGAAAGATGAAGATTTCAGGAACTATATCAGAAAGAAGTACAGATGGCCCAAGTACAGTAAGTATCAGAGGGCCAAAAACGGAGATGAGTAATATGGAAGACAATAGTGGAATAGATGACTTAAGCGAAGAAGACCTAGGTAAGATAATTGATGTTCTTACCACAGATGGCTTCTACCAACAGGCTGAGATAGTCAAGGTGACTTGTCCAGTTTGTGGTGAGCAGTTCATGGGAACGAAGAGACATGCAGGTGGATTCATTGCAGGTCACAGGGCATTCCATGAGTTTGAGAACCAAGCAGACTTGATAATAACAAGCATGGGAGGACAATAAGTATGGGAAAGATGAGTGACAAGCACATAGAGATACAAGAAGAGAAGATAGAGATATGGGATGGTGAGAAGTTCAGAGATACCACGAAGGAGCCTATTGTTCACATAGATGATTGGAAGTCTCAAATCGAGGAGTCGCTTCAACCGTTCATTGAGACAGTGAAGGAGTATGGTATTCACACATTCACAAATCCAGATACCTCATTAGAGGTTGGGCCTCTATCAGTAATATGGGAAATGTCCACACAGGCATTTGACATTCCAAGAGAGATACAGATTGTGATAGATGCTGATGGTAAGATATTCATGGATGTCGGAACACCCGGCTATGTTGAATTCTCGTTTGACCCGGTAGGATTGACACTACCTATCATGTGTTGGATACACACACACCCAATGGGAAGTGCGTTTTTCAGTTCTACCGATTGGAAGACGCTGAACACTTGGAATACGATATTGGAGTCAGCAATCGTACTAGGCAACAACGAGTTTTGGGCCTATGACGTAAAGAGAGACATCTGCAAGATGGTGAAGTATGGAAAATTGAAAGGAAAGGAAACAAAGGAGGAAGAAGAATGAAAATAAGTAATATGATGAAAGAGATGATGAAAGACGTAAAGACAATGGAGAAGGAGCATAAGGAGTATCTAGACCTCCTATGCTACTGTAGGGATATGCTAATCAAGTACGATTACGCATTGGAGACTTCTGATTTGAAGGACAAGAAGATGCAACGAGCATATGATATATTGATGGACACTAGGCATCAAGAGGAAGTGAGAGAGATGGGGGCCATAGAATGAGATACACTGCTGATGCCGTAATACAAACGATACTGGAAGACTTCGGTTTTGTCTTCCTGTTCGCTCCACAGGAGGTGTCTCAATGCGGATGTTGCTAGTGCTTCTACTAGTCAGCCCTGCACTAGCAGGTTGCGCTGAGATGATACCTGACCCACCAGTTGAGGGGAATGACCCCATCTGGACTACGGAGTATCACAACTTCACGTATGAGGATACCAACAACAGCACAATGCCAGTCATCACGTTCGGTGACAATGGTACGTTAGTGGAGATATTCTCTGCTAGTGCGATACTGTACAACGAGACAGTCAACTTGACTGTTGATATGAAGCCGTATTTCACGGTGGATAATATATCCTTCCAACAGGGTCATGCGCCTACTATGGGTGAAGTTACATTGAGCCTGATAGAACTGAGAGGATATGATTACAACTGCACAGTTGTTTACAGGATGTGGGAACTATGAGTGAATGGGGTAAGAAACCAAGCGATACGAAGAGCAATGAAGAAAAGACTGTCACAGTAAAGGGTTCGGAATATAGAGCCAAAGAATGGTCGCATCCATTTAAGCATCAGACGTATAGTAAAGTGACTTCTCTGCCTGAGAGTCAGAAGAGAATCAAGGAAACTGGTGAGATGATTATCGACTTCTTGCTAGAGAAGAATGACCAGTATGGTGACTCTGCTCTAGAGCCTAACAGGATATTCTCCCAAGCCGATACTGCCGAGCAAATCAAAGTCAGGATTGATGATAAGATTAACAGGCTGGTCATGGGAACGGATAACTTGGAGAAGGATGATGATATCCTCAAGGATTTGATTGGGTATCTCATACTGCTATTGGTTCATAGTAGGTATTACGAATGAAACAAGCCGTCACTGTCAGGTTCCCTGCTCCGCTACCTGCGGAGATAGTGTGTCCGATATGCGAAGGAAACAAATGCCGAGTCTGCGATATGGGTGGTAAGATAAAACTGACAGTGGATGCCAAAGTTCCAATCCAGAGGCACTTGATTGTCAAGTACATAGCGGATAACATACAGGACATCTCCTTTGAACTATCTAAGCACTATGGATTAACTCCTGATGTGCAGACAGAGGATATGTTCAACAGGGGAGAGGCTACCTATGAGATTGTGAAGATAAGCAGTCTAGGTGGTGTAATGTGGGTAGCGAATAGAGTTGATGAACTTGAGAGTCCTAGATACTTCAAGTCATACAACTCGATGATGGAATGGAAAGGAGGAATGATTGATGAGTGATGATAAGTTTGAGGTAGTTGCTAGGGTTCCTAGGAACGCAACATCGGAGATGTTGATTAAGAAAGGCAACTATTGGAACATAGATGTGCTGGATGTAAGATGGTACTCTGATGGAAAGCCAACCAAGAAAGGAATAAGAATGAATTTAGAAGAAGCAGAGATTGTAATGAAGGCAATCAAGAAAATAATAGATGTGAATAAAAATGACAATGGTAAAATTAGCAAGACTGAGTGAAGCACTAGAGAATACTACAAGTGGTAATGAGAAGGCACAGAAGATAGCGGAGTCACTATCCTCCTTCAAGGACAAGGAGGCACTGTTGAAGATACTGTCTGGTGACTATCCAAATAACAACATAGGCAACAAGAGAGCCTTGACTTGGATAGCCACCGCATTCAACGTCTTCGATGAGGAGATAGAAACTGCGGTAGGTGTATGGGGAGACTTGGGAGAAGCAGTGTATCATTTCGATGAGACTTATAGCGAAACACTGAACACAAGACTCAATCATCTACTACCTCTGCTGACTATGGACTGTTCCTCTATCAAGAGTGATTCATTCGCTAGGTTCCGAGAACAATTCAATAGCATGGACGCATTATCGAAGAAGTGGTTCGTTCGCTATTGGCTACGCACTCCTAGGAACGGAGTAAGTGAATCAACAGTCAACAAGGCTATGGTCTATCATTATGGTAGTGGCGTGAAGGAGTTCCTACTTCATAGGAAGGCATCCGAGTTACCTAGGTACGAGCATTTGATGTATGCAGATACCAATACTGATTGGATGGACATGATTCCGAAAATCAGTTGGTATGGCAGACACATCAAACCAATGTTGGCTAAGTCCATTGAGAACAGACCATTACCGGAGAACTACATTGTCGATACCAAGTATGATGGTAACAGGTATCAGATACATGCCTCCACGGATGGATGTATCATATTCAATAGAAGTGGTAAGATAGTGAAATGCTTCCCTGACATTGAGAGACTAGTATTGGTTCGCAAAACACCTGACGATTACTCTGTGCATGTGTTTGATTGTGAGATATATCCCATGAATCCAGATGGTAGTCCAGCACCCCATCAGAAGATGGGAACTAGAGTACATTCCAAGGATATCAAGAAGGCCGTTGAAGAATGTCCTGTGGATGTCAGGTTCTTCGATACGTTGGTTGCTGACAACGAGTCAATCATGGAAAGGCCATATTCAGAGAGACTGAAAATCACACAGGAGTTTTGGCCTGACCATGTGACAGAGAGTCTCCCATCGGATATTGAAAGTGCCTATTCGATAGCCATCAGCAAAGGATACGAAGGTGTGATGGTGAAGGATGCAGATGCACCATATCAAACAAAGCGCACTGATGCGCTACTGAAATACAAGCCTCCTAGATTGGAGGTTGATGCCGTCATCATATCGGCCAAGTACGGAGAAGGCAAGAGACATGATGTGTTTGGTTCATTTGAGATAGCGGTATTGGATGAGAACCGAGAATGGATTTCATTGGGTTCTGTTGGTACTGGTCTATCTGATGGTGACCTAGTTAGATTGACAACTCTATTGAAGAGAGTTGTTGACACATACGAGAAGGGTGTATTCAACTTACTACCTAGAATCGTGCTAGAGGTAACTGCCGATGCTATAACGCAGAACGACGATGGTGGCTATGGACTCAGGTTCCCAAGGGTACTGAGAATCAGGGATGACAAAAGCCCAATGGATTGTACTGAGATAGGTGATGTAATATGATGCTACTTGGCGCAATACTGGCTAAAGGCAGACCCTATTGGTCTATCCTTAACGATGGCAGATATGAAACAGGATATTATCCTAGATTCCAGATAACAATACCACACCAGTCAATAGATTTGTTGGAAGCGTTGCAAAGGGAACTGAACCAACAGGCTATCCACTCTAGGATAAGTAAACCAAGAACAACTTACGAATTAACAATTAGAAAATTGAAAGACCAAATTGCATTAGTTGACTACATGAAAAGAAAAAGTCCGATTTGGTTCAAAGTTGGCAAATGGGCTACCTTTGTAGAGGCTCTTGAGATAGTCAAGAACAAAGAACACCTTACTCAAGATGGAATGGACAAATTAATGATATTAAAGGGGTTGATTGAATAATGGATGAAAATGAAAGAATGGAAATGCACATAAAACAAGCAGAAGAAAGAGGATGTCGAGAATGTGGCTTCGTGAAGGATTTCTACTACGAAGCAGGTATTCAGCGCATGTCACAAGAGCATGCTGATGGCATCATACATTTCGACATGTACATGGCAAAAATACAGTGTGGAAACTGCGATGCGGTTTACGACGAGTTGTTTGAAGTCATAGAAGTGAAGGGTGAAGATGATGAGCCTGATAGCGAAAGTGAATGAGCATAATCAAACCAAGCCTCTGATTGTGGTCGGTAAACCCGGCACTAACAAGATGAAGAAGGCATTGTCGTTTGTATCTGATGAGCCTATCATTCAGTATGCCAATGAGTTTGACATACCTGACATATTCAGCATACCGAGTGAGAAGGGCATCATCATCAGGGACATGACATACAAGCCGAAGACAGATGACATCTACACTGCGATGGTTGCTTACCGTGGGCAGGTGGTTCTGGTTTCTGATAACCAGAAGGATGTCCCGAAGAAACTATTCAACATGTGCAAATTGAAGAGGAGCATCAAGAAGGAACTGTTGGAAGAGATAAGAGAGATAGCACCCAACTCGGAAGAGCCATCAAACTACGAGATGGACATCTTCCCATTGGTCAGTGAGTATCTAAAGAACCAAGACAGGGATGAGGTTGCTACACTGTTGAAGTTGAACAACCCACCAGATATCCAGATGATATCTTGGTTGGCCCCGAACGTACATCCGGGCAAATTGTCATTCGTTGACTACACTGTGAAACGCCGTTGGTCAACAGACTACCTATGGGAACTGCTGGCATATTCCCATGACGGTAAGATGTACAAGAAGATGGAGATGCCAACAAGAGGGAGTTACTCTCAGATGTGGAAGATATGCAGGAAGATAGGATTGAGGAAATCAGACAACTATCTATTGCAGTCACTAATCAAGGATGAGAGTTTCAGAGACTACTTGAGTACGGTACTCAACAATACCGAAAGACGACTACTAAAGATAAAGAAGAAAACAAGGAAGAAGAAGATGGATGCCATCAAACCTGAGAATCAGTTGATGAGATGGCTATGAGAATAAGGATGATAATATGTTAAGAAAAAGATGTAATTTTGTAATGGAAGATGGACACAAGTGCAATCGTGTGTTTACTGTTGAACATGCAGTTGGTAAAAATGGAGTTGGCATAACAAGGTGTGAGGAACATCGTGGTGCAAACACTAGTGACGGGCTTACTAAAAGCACTAACATCCATGCTCAAGAGGGTAACAATATCCGAATGAGAGAGTGGGTTATGAAGAAGATGCGTGAGGAAACCAAGGCAGAGAATCGTATTGCCAATTTGGAGATACAGGTCGAGAGATTGACTAAACTCCTAGAGGTGGACAAGACCAGAGAAGATGTTCTAAGGAGCGAAGTTCGGAAAGTCGTGAAGCAGTTAGACCCTCTTGGCGCGGCAGAAAATCCAGAGATTATCAGAATCAACGACAGGCTTCTGACAATACACAATAGGTCTATCAGAGTGGATAGGAAGATTGAGGAACTGTTGGATGATTGGGACAAGATGCTGAGGATTGGTAAGTTCAAGGAGGCAACTGCTACAAGGATATCCTTGAACTCAAAGGCATTGAAGCGTCTTTACCATGTACTAGCAATCACTGAGGAATTAGACGCAATATACGAAGAGGAGGAATAAGAATATGTTATGGACAGAGAAATATAGACCAAGTAAATTAGCAGACATCCAAGGGCAGAGGGCATTCGTGATAGATGCCGAGCATTGGGTGGTAAACAAGGAGATGCCCAATATACTGTTGTACGGTATAGCGGGAGTTGGCAAGACGGCGGCATCAATCGCTCTTGTCAACGAGATACTAGCAGGTAATCTAGAAGGTAACTTCTTTGAGATTAATGCTTCTGATGACAGGAAGTTGGATACCGTTAGAACCAAGATAAAGGAGATTGCATCAACACAGAGCATCGGTGATGTGCCTTTCAAAATCATCCTGCTGGATGAGATGGACGGTATGACCAAGGATGCACAGAATGCTTTGAAGAGAGTGATGGAGAGATATGCCGACAACGTGAGATTCGTAATCACGTGCAATGACAGGCACAGGATAATCCATCCCTTACAGTCTAGATGTGCCAACTACCAGTTCAGGAGACTAGAACCAGAGGATATGAAAGTGGTTCTAAAGAACGTATTGGAGAGCGAGAATCATGCTCAGAAGTTCTCCGATGATGAGTTAGAAACCTTCATTAATCATATGCATGGAGATATGAGAAGGGCGATAGGCGAGTTACAGGCTTGTGTTTTTAGCGGAACGACCCTATCAAGAATTGTGGAAAAGTCCCTAGAACCGTATACGGAGATATTGAAATTAATATACGATAAGAACTATGATAATTCTCTACAGAAGGTGCATCAATTGATTTATGATTCGACAGATATGAAGACCATCAGTGTAAATTTACACGACGCGGTGATGAAGTCAGATTATGACTCAACAAGGAAGTTTCAACTTCTGAGGGTGATAGGTGAAACAGAGTGGCGCAGTTCCAATATGACACCGAAGGTTCTCGCTGGTTGGATGATAGGACAGATGATATGAGTGGAATAGAGGTATTTTTTGCATTTGTTATAATGAGAGGATTGTATAAGATAATATTCGACAATAATAGGAGATGGAATTAATATGAATGGTGATGAGAATGGTAAGACAAATATTAGATTTTAATGATGATGGGAAAATAGACAAGGATGATATCAAGCACTTGTTGCTTAGGTATGAAATAATCTTAGTTGGGGGCTTGCTCCTGACTATACTTCCCTTGCTAAAGTTAGCAGGGATATTGACATTAGATTCCGATTGGTTCTGGATTTTGGCAGGTGTTGTCATAAGTGCAGAAGCCGTATTGGAAATCTTACAAACAAAAAGAAAAGGTGAATAAAAATGGAAGAAAAAATGATGAATGAGATAAATATGGCCGCAAAGAAGTTGGGTATGTCTGAAGAGGATGCCCTAGCCAAGTTCAACTCAATATGTGAGTCGAACACACTTGACCCAAACAAGGATGAAGAATCCTTGCAGTTGGCGAGAAGCCTGTGGAGGCTTTTCTTCGTCAACAACAGGTCAATGCAGAGCAGGGCAACTTCAACAGAAGGGAGTGAAGACAATGACAGTCCCTTCGGTAAGAAGGCATTCGGCTTCTTCGCTGGTTTGGAAGATGCGAGAGACATGATGGCTATCCAGCGAGAGCGGGTAGTTGGTGAGTACACCAGAGATGCAGACACTACCTACAGTCTAGGTAAGGTCGCTATCTTCACTGAGAGCGATGATGGCTACAGTGGTAAGATGATGTTGGATGGAGAGGAACTCTTGAAGACCGTCAAGACACTGCCAACCAACAACGTGCAGGTAGATGCAGGACAGTACATCGTCCCATTGGATACCAACAACGCTGATTGGAACAAGGCGAAGTACGGTAAGCCACTACCAGTATCGGAGTGGAGAAGGAACGGAGTCTTCATCGGTGAGATAAACGGTAAGATGGGTAAGTACTTCTTCGGTTTCAGGGGAGAGCAGAGTGTTGACTTCAACCCCAAGCCGTTTGAGTTTGTTCACTTTGAGTGCATGCTCAATACGAACGACGGTACGAAGATTCACGGTACTAAGAACAGCACTGTGAAGACCCTTGCTTACAACGATGACCTAGAGAATGATGACCCAAGGAAGAGGGAAATGTCCACATCTGATATGCAAGATGCGCTGATGGAATTCTCCGGTGACAACTACAGTCCACTGGTGAACCTAGAGGCATATCACAACATGCTGGATGCCAAGGACAACTGGAACGATAGGTTCGTCTTCACAGATGGAACTGTCAACTCAATCAACATGACTGTCACTCCAAATGGAAACAGGGTAATTGTGATTGATGACCTGACTGCTGGATTCGACTATGAGTCTGAGGCTTACTCAGGAACGACCTGCTGGATTCCAGAGAGTCTGGATATCAACTTCGGCATTGGTTCCAATGTGGTAGTTGTTGGTAGGACTTCTCAGGGAACTGATGAGAATGGAAACCCAAGGCAAGTGTCAATCAACACTGTTGGTCTGCTGGTTACCTCTGCTAGAGGAAGCAGTCCTGATGCTACGCTGGATACCGCCGAAGACGACGAGTGGATATTCTAGGTGAGTATGATGGCAATACTGAATGATTATGAAGTCTCATATCTAATCGCAGGTGGCAATAATCAACTGTTACTAGTTGAAGCAGTAGAATCAGAGTTTATCGGCGCACGGACGATGATTGAATTCTGCAAGCACTTGGGGTCTGTGTGGGATACTGAGGAGTACAGAGGTGTCGAAGAGTTCTGCAAATTCATGTTGGATGATAGGGAACTGGCTAAGACGTTTAAAGAACAATACTTGGATACGGACCGCTATAATCATGCTGTAGGATTAATGTGGTTCGATGATGAGGGAGAGAAGAAAGCATTCATCGAATCAAGGGGCGAGGGTGACTGGTACGATGATTATGTAGAGAAGAAGGAGGGAGCCTAATATGGGTAAGGGATATTACGATTCCTTCTCCATAACTCCGAAAGTAAAAATTATGGAAAAGTCCCTAGAACCGTATGGGCATATTACATCTTATGCTATACATGGGGGTTCCTTCTGTATCGATTCCGAGAACATCGACTTTATGACTTGGAAGAGAAACGTAGAGACAGGACTCTTTTGGGTCAAACTCCATACCAAATCAGGTAAGGAAGTAAGAGTCAAGAGTAGTAGTGAAGGGCTAGATAGATTGCTAATGGTAATAGGAAATGCAGATGTAAAATACGAATATGGTGATTATAATGAGTTGGAGTACGACTGAGACTAAGGAAGAGAAAGTGAGTTTCGCTGACAGGAAGAAAGCAATACTATCATCGATAAAGAAAAAGCAGAATAATAACAAGGCATTCATGTGTCTTGGTATTTGGGGCGAGGCTAAATCAGCCAAGTCTGCAACTGCTATGGATTTGTTGACGGAGCAAGACATCAAGGATGGTAAGGTCGTTACTGTCTTTGACTTCGACAACAGGGCAATAGATGTGAAGCAGAACCACTATGGCAATGTGGAGAATCTAATTGTCTTCAATCCCATAGTGAGAAAGCAGGGTAGCCTTGCTGACTTCGATGAGACTATGGACAACGCAAGAGCATTCTTGGAACTAACCAAGGAATACTTGGATGAAGGTAAACTAAAGGCAGTTATTGTCGATGGTGCTGACAAGTTGCTAACTGATGTCTGTGAGACTAAGATGCGTGAGAAGCACAACCTAGATGCTGACACTGTGATTAAGCAACCACCGTTTGCATGGGGTGATAGAAATACACCATACAGAAACCTACTGCACAAGGAGATACTTGAACTGCCTTGTCATAGGATTGTGGTTGCACACTCTAAGGACAAGTATGCTGGTAATGCAAATCCAATAGGAGTAGTTGCCAACTGGCATGACAGCACAGAGGACATCTTCACTGCTACGATAAAGATGAAGCGTGAGATAAAACAAGGTGGTGCTGATTACACTGCCATTGTTGAGGCTAGTGCTAGAATGCCTGAACTAATTGGTTCTAGGAGAAAGGTGCTTTCCATCAACAAGGGAAAGATAGAGTGGTCTGGATTTGAGGAAGTAAAGAAGGGCGAGATATGATGAGGAATAATAATGGAAATAACAATGGAGAAAACGAAACTAGAGGAGATACTAGAGAAAGCAGAGATGAAGGGTAAGTACTACGACGGTAACAAGTCGAAGAACTCAGCCCTGTCTAATTACGCATATTGTCTAGTCGAAGAGAATGTACTCTTCGTCTACAATGCTGACTTGACAACTGCATGTGGATTCCGCTCAGAGGTGCAAACCAATGACGAGCAGATGACCACGTTCATCTTGGACATCGCTAAGACGAGAGCATACCTAAAGCCGTTCGATGGGGAAGTCAGGCTATTGGTTGGTGACTTCCTGACTATCACAGATGGTGATGAGATAGCCAAGTTACCACTTGTGACAGAACACCCGTCACACGATATGATTCGTCTGATTAGTGGTAGGTTCCTGAAAGTGGTTGACCCCATCAAGTACTTCAACGAAAATGAGAATGCAATTGCTCCTATAATATCGTTCGGCAAAACGGAGTATGACTGCCACATTCAAATCTCAGAGAGAGTTCTGAGTGATGCAATGAAAGCATGCGATGTGGTTGACTTGGCTAGATACAAAATTGATGCCACTGAGGAGAAGGTGCTTGTCTCTTCCGAGAGAAGCGTAACTGACTCCTTCGTTTACGAGATTGGTGATTGTGTGTTACCAGATAGCGAAGCCACTATGGAGTTCACAGGAGACATCTTGAAGTTCATCAACGGGAGCAAGCAGATACACATGTTCCTCAAAGACGAATCACCATTGGTTCTAGTGACTGATGATAGCATGCTAGTCAAAGCCCCATATCTAGCAAGGTGATATTATGATAATCAATGCAACAGAGAAAGGAATACTAAGCAGGTGGAGAAACAAGAACAACGAGGTCGAATCTCACTTTGAGTCTTACAACGTATACAAGCCCCGCTTCTACATCGAAGATGATGTGGCGGAAGTGGCTGATATGCTAGTCACTGACAACCTAGGTAAGTACAGAATCAAGTTGAACTACGAGGCTAATCACTTTAGCAACAGGTACAATCTAGATGGCAAGCCTCTGAAAGAGGTAACTTGGACTCCATCGAAGCCAAGTCTCAGTAAGGTCGTTCGCTCCTTCTTTGAGAATAGGGGAGACATCACCTATGAGGCAGATGTACCGCTACATCACAGATGGTGCGTTGATAGGTATTCCAATGCAGACTTCCCTGAATACGAGATGCGTAAGTGGTATTGGGATATGGAGTGGATGACTGTTGGAGAGCATGAAGGTGCTATAACCTGCATCGTAGTTTATGATAACTACGATAGAAGATATGTTACTTATCACTGGCAACCAGAAATGGAGACATTCTTAGAGCAGGGATATGATGTTCCTACTAACCGCCTATATGTTTCTGAGCAAAAGATGTTACAGGCTTTCCTAAATGATTTGATAGAAAAAGACCCTGACATGCTAATCTCTTGGTTCGGTTGGAAGTTCGATTTGCCGAAGTTGATTGAGCGCATGATTCACAATGAGATAGATGCTAGACTACTATCTCCCATCAATGAAGTAAGTGGTGTATACTGGAAGGATGACGCTGTTACCTATAGTAAGAGGAAGGTGAATTCGTACTCTGCGGTATATCAACCAATAGCAGGTAGGATTTGCGTACCATTGGACATGGCCTTTGAGAGACAGTGGATGGATTCTCAAAGAGGGACATTACCATCTATGGCATTAGACTACATCTCAGAAGAGGTTCTCGGTGACAAGAAACTAGTCAGTGAGAAGTTCCCTGACAAGAATGACTTCTTCGCTAGAGCATGGTTGGAGGAGGCAGATACATACCTGAAATACGCTAAGAAAGACGTTGAGTTGTTGGTTAGGATAGATGAGATGAACCACACAGTAGATGCAATCGTCGCATTGCAGAGATTGCTACGCGCACCTTTTGATGCGTGTTTCCATGCTAGTAAGATGGGCAACATATACTTCATGCGTAATGCCTACTGGAAGCCTCCTACGGGGCAGAGAGGAGATAGGGTATCCTACGATGGGGCAATGGTCTATGACCCGCTCAGTGAAGGTACAAATGGTCTGCATTTGGGTGTAGCCGCATTTGACTTCGCGGGTCTGTATCCGAGTATGATTATCGCACGTAACATCTCTTGGGAATCGCGTTCTGAGGAGCCGACCAAGTTAGGAGTCAATCTCCGTACACCGAAGGATTTCAGCAAGGTGTCCGTTGAGGATATGAGATACTTCAAGACTGATGAACTAGGCGTTCTTCCTAGAGCCTTGATTAATCTGAAAGGACTTAGGAACGACTACAAGAAGAAGATGAAGGAAGCCACTGATGAAGATGAGTACACCAAATGGAACAACAACCAACTAGCAGTCAAGAGACTGATGGCTTCCTTCTATGGCATCATTGCCTTCCAAGGATTCGGATGGGCTGATGTTGACTTAGCCGCTTGTATCACTGCAAGTGCGAGAGAGGCAATAAGAGAAGCCGCTTCTGTTGTGAGGGAATTAGAATGAACGGAATTGTCACTGTCAAATGTGAGACTTGTGATGAGTTTATTCCTGTAGGTAACAGGTGGTGTCGTAGTTGCATAGAGAAACAAGTAAAGGAGGAAGAGTGATGAAATGTGTAGTATGTCACAGAAGAGAAAATGATATTGATAGAGATGGTAACAGGTTGACGATAGCAACCATCACACCTGATGGCCCTGTATGTCCACATTGCATCAATCAGTTAGTTAGTGATGTAATGAGAATGAGAGAGCCGTGGACTAAGGAAGACTTGAAGAAATGGGGAATAAGAAGCCAATGGGCATTATATGGAAGTGAAGAAGAATGAAAAGAGCAAGAAGCGTAACACACGTAGAGTATGAGATATTACAACATCTTGGAAGAAAGGCATGGTTAGACCCACTGATGCTTAAAATGATACCAGAAGGAGACAAGATTGCTGAGAAGAGATTCAGGAAGGGAGCAGAAAACATCTGCGAGTATCTTCAAAACATGATTAATAGAAGGCGACACAAGTTGCCCAAAGACCATGACGATTACAAGGAGAAGATAGAATGAACAGAAAAGAGGCTATTGATTTTGCTAGGTATGAGGAATTAAACTCCCTCTTACGATGGATGGAGACATACATGAGAGATGCATCAGAGGAGCAACTAGAGTCCTACCTTGGTATCAAGAATGAACTACTAAGACGAATCATCTCCTTGGATGAAGAGAATATGACTTTAGGTTCTTGGAGGAAGAGTGAATGAAGGTAGTTTATGGACACACAGATTCAATCTATGTCGAATGTGACAGTATTGACAAGGCAAAGGAAGTTTGCGAGCATGTCAACTCTGAGGTTCAGAAGATATTCCCGAACGTCTTCAACTTGGAAGAGCATCCAGTTCAACTTGAGTTTGAGAAATACTTCCAGTCATTGGGTGTTGGATACACCAAGAACAGAAATGCAGGTTTGATTTCTTGGAAGGATGACAAGCACTTGGATGAACTTGAGTTCACAATGACAGGATTCACTGCGAAGAGGGTATCAGAAACGCAACTAGCCAAGGACACTCAGATAGCAGTATTGCGAATGTGGGTCGAGGATAAGAGCGAAGATGAGATTACGGATTACCTCAATGACATCTTCAATGAGGTCAGGAATGGTGACATTGATATTAAGAAGGTTCTCAAGAGAACCAGATACAAGGAATCCAGATTCAATGTAATTTGCAAGAGTTGCAAGGACAACAAGTGGAATCACAAATTCACACTACACGAACTGAGTGGTATCAACACCAAGCAGAGGATATGTTGCAACAGTCCTGACTTCAGGACAACAGAGGGCAAGAGGCCAACAGTCGGTAGTGGTATCGAGGGAGTTCTGTTTCACGATACCATAGCAGACCACGAATTGAAGGATTCGTATCTCTTCCTGAAAATACAAAGACCAGCAAAGACCTACATCCATCCACTGACCAGAGATATAGTAAGACCATCTTACATCTCTGTTTCAACAGTGGCGGAACTTGACGACTTTGACTTCCAACCAGATTGGCAGTTCTATTCAGAGTCAGTTGTCAAGAAGGCTGAACCAATCTATCGAGCGATGGGTTGGGACATGACCAGAATAAAGAGGGATAGAAATCAAACAACACTAGACGGGTGGTTTACATGAGAGAATACACATACCAATGGAGCGCAAGCGAATATGAAGATGAGACTAAGCCAGTATTGAAGATAACTAAATCTTCCAATGGGACATTTCAATGGTGTCCCAAGAAGTACCAGTATAATTACATCGAGAGACTTCCGCAGGATACAACCGAAGCAATGGCTAAGGGAACTATAATCCACAATGCGAGAGAGGACTTCTTCGATGCCTTTGATATCAAGAAGGCGGCTGAGATGGATTACGATGAACTAGTTGATTACAGTTACAGTCTTTACCCAATAGATGACTACACGGACATCTACTATGCTATGGCAGTCTTTGAAGCAGATAGGTTTGTCCAAGCATTGACAGATGAGACATCGGATACGTTCCTACCAGTAGTCAATGAGGCCATGTTGGATGCAGAGATTACCATCAGAGCAGAGGACTATTCAGAGGTTAACCTACAACGAGATTACGTTGTTCACTTGCAGGGCATCATAGACAGGATGTTCTTTGAGAATGACATGTACATACCAATGGAGTTGAAGACTGGCCCTTGGAAGGACTACAAGGTAACATCGATGCGTAAGGAGATGGCCTTCTACAAGTTGTTGTTTGACAATGCACCAGAGGAACTTCTTCACACTGTTGGTCTATCAAGGGATTACGACATGAAGATGTGGGGTTGGTACTATCCTGTATCCAACCACATCACCGTTGAGCCAGTGAAGAAGTCAAGCCATACTGCCGTGATGAAGGGAATCGCTAGGCTGATACATGCTTATGAACAAGAGATGTTCCCGACCAAATTCAATGCTAGGACTTGCGCCACTTGCAGTTACTTCGGTATATGCGATGCGGCAGACCTGTATGGGTGGGGTGAGTGAATGAGTGATGATGAGAGAATCAATTTCATTTGGCGACAGACTAGTGGTACTGGAATGAGTAATGAGAGTGATTGGATTACTACATATCTATACGGGGTAAGAGTCCGAGCAACGAGGCCAATGTCAGCAGAGGAATACTTCAACAAGATAACACATAACAACCAAGGAAACGTGAAAAAATGACAAGAGTATTGAAATTAGGAAATGTAACTATGATTACAACAGAGATAGAAAAGAGAACTAAGGAATTGCTAAGTGATAGGAATTGGACTTTCGGTCAACTGCAAAGTATGGGGTCTATAGTGGATGAATTCACTGAGACAATATACACTGAACTAGAACCAAAGCAGAAGATGGATTTGGTATGGTACACAGATACAGAACCATACTTGTCAGCAGAAAGACCGTTTGGTGAACTGATGCAGATGATGGTCAAGCACACGATATCCGAGACTGTTGCAGTATACTTGAAGGACGAACTACTGAATGCTAATGTAAATTTTAATGGAGGAGATAAGAATGAAGTTCCCAAGGGAAGTGTGGGCAGGAAGCCATCTAAGAAACGCACCACAGATGAAGAGAAAGATAGTGAAGAATAAGCAGGAGTACCTTGATTGGGTCAATGCCTACAATGGTAGGATGAACTGCTACACCACTGTCTATGACTTTGAGGTGTTTGGTGAGAATACCAAGATAGACAACTCAGTTATCTTAGACAGGATGTTCTTAGATTTCGATGCTCACGATGAGCCATTGGTAAATGCCTACTATGATTTCGTTGGTGTATGTACCAAGTATCTAGAGGAGAACATCAAGTTCAGACCCTACTTCTCAGGGCAAGGTTTTCACATCATCGTTTACGGTGAGGTGGCTGATGATATCAGAAGCATTCAGAGATATTATTCCAAATTGGCTACTGACTACGATACGTTGGATAGAACAGGCATCCAAACCAATCGCCTTCGTAGGGTTCCTAACACGGAGAACATGAAGGTAGGTAGGTTCTGCATACCAGTCAACATAGAGTCAGAGCCATCCCTTGATGACATCCTGAGTCTGACCGATGGCATAGTCGCTGATGATTTCGTCTATGGTTCTAATCTAGTAAGATGGCCCGAAGTAGAGCCAATCAGCATGTCGAGTGTTGAGATTGATGTACCTGATTCTATAGGCAGACTGCCAATACTCCCATGTATGCACAATGCTATCACAGTGGAGAATCCAAGCCACTATGCTAGGGTATACCTAACACAATGGTATAGGGACTTACTGAGTATAGGGCAGAGGGAGATATCCCTAGAAGCACAGAATCAAATCATTGCTAAGATAATGGAGGAGTTCAGAGAGATAGCCAATGTAGATGGTGTCTGGTTGGATTGGGATGAATCAAAGACTAGAGGCCATGTCGAGTACATAGTAAGTAGAGGGTACAACGCTCCGGGATGTAGGTCAGTGTTAATACCACAAGGCTACTGCATTGGAAAATGTTGGAGGTATAATGATGAAGATTGAGTTCAAGGATAACAGATGTCCTCACGATTGGCGTGAGATGAAGAACGCAGGACCGCCAAATGAGACACATATGATTTGTATCATTTGTAAGAAGCGTAGAACGTTGAAGAGGAATTGAGATGAATAAACTACTAATCGATAGCAGGGAGGAATCTGAACTCTCGACGTATGTTATTGAAAAGGCTCAGTCAATGAACATCCAACATGAGAAGAAGTGGCTTGAGATAGGAGACTACGTTTTCAATGGCGTTTGCTTTGAGGCTAAGTCCTCATTTGATTTCCTACAGTCTGTCATGTCGAAGAGACTATGGAATCAGTTGGATAACATGGATAGGGCATTTGACGATAACTTGGTTATTGTCTATGGCTCATTTGATGCGGCATTCAGAAAGTATGCTCAACATACTAAGACTAAGATGGATGTTAAGGCGTATAGGACTCTACTGCATCGTAGGTTCTATGGAGCATTAGGCAGAATCATATTAGACATGGATTGTAACATAATATGGTGTAAAGACGCAAACACTGCTTCGGAGATAATCTGTACAGTGAGTAAGATGCAACCACATGACAGAGAGGTGTATTCTCCTAGAATAGTTAAGAGAATCACCACAACTGACATGAGAAAAGACGTTCTTTGTATGATTAAAGGAGTAAGTGCAAAGAAAGCGAAGGAATTACTCGATGAATTCGGTTCTATCATGGAGATAGGCGAAGCATCGGTAGAAGAACTATGCAAAATAGATGGCATAGGAAAAATCCTTGCAGAGAGGATTCTAAACACTCTGCACAGTGAAAATAATATGGAGATATAAATATGAATGACGAAAATAAGATGAAAGAAGACGAATTAGACAGATTGTACTACGAATCTCTGTCTGATGAAGTACCAATGAAGAAAGACAGTATTTTACCGAATATTGTAGAGAAATATGTCAATAGTGCGGCAGAAGTTTCAATGTACAACGAAATTCCAGCCGCTTTGACCTTTTTCGTGCTTCTAGGTCAGTTATCTAAGGATATGGTGGCTATTCCCTTCGGTAGAAGGGTAGATGACACTAGAATCCAACTGATTTGGATGCAAACGTCAGGAACAGGCAAGTCTGAGATGTACAATTTCTTTGGACCCATCTCAAATTACGTTTTTAACACGTTAAATGAGAAACACGGTTGTAATTTTGACGTTTTCAACGTCAAGGACATTACAGATGCCGCTTTGATTGGTTCTTTTGAGAAAAACAAGGAACCAGTCGAGGATGAGAACGGTCAAGTTAGGATGATTGAGGTTATGGAAGCGATTCCCGGTGCATTGGAGGGTGATGGGTTGTGTTGCTACGACGAATTTGAGTATTCGGGAGTATTCAAACCATCAATGCACAAAGAGAACGTGATAATGTACATGAATACGTTTATGAATACTATTCACGGACAGAATTGGGTCATAACAGTGAAGAGAAAGGGCAGTGAAGAACTAGAATGCAGATGTCAGCGAAGCATTTTCGCTACAACCTACATCCCGAAGACGATGACCTCCGTTATCGCTGAGACAGGGATAATGCAACGTTCTATTCTGTACATCCGTGAAGTGCCTATCGAGATTCAGAATGAATTGAGGGAAAGATTGGCTCAGACTTACGGTAAAGTGGTTGACAGGAAAGCACCAATAGAGCAATTCGGTAAAGCATTCGTCAAGATATACGAGACTCTGATGGAGAGATACGAAGAAGTCGATGGCGACTCACTATCGACAATCAAATTCCATGAGTCCTTCTCTGATGCCGTTGTTAACGAGACAAAGAAGTTTGAACAGTTCGTTCAGAGCAGTAGGCCAGCAGTCCTAGATTTGGCTAACAACTTCATTACTAGGATGCAAGGAAACATGGGCAAGATGGCAGTGTTGTGTTGCATAGCAGAAGCACCTACCATCAAGGACAAGGACAAGAGGTTCGTCGCTACGAGTAAGCACGTTGTCCAAGCCGCACATCTAATCAAGCAATGCTACAAGTCATTGGTTTCTTGGTTGGATATGTCTTTGAAGCAGGAGTACAATGCACTATTGGATGCAAGTAACATCAAGGAGTTCAAGAAGCAATACGACAAGATGATTGCCAGTGGACTAGGTGACACACAGGGCTATGTACATAAGACGATGCTACTTGAGAATGTCAGGAAGCATTTGAAGAAGGGACAAGCCACTGTCTATAGGCATTATAAACAACTATTAGGGGAGCAGAGGTTCGATGAGACAAAGAAGGGTCAAGCCGTCTATACCAAAATTAAGGAGGAAATACAATGAAGAAAATGTTCGATAACAAATTTATGGTTTTTCAGGTTGCTGAGGGTCCAAAGATAATCATAGAAGCCTTGAACACACAAGGCAATGATGGCTGGGAAGCACACTCTATGATAACTGTAGGTGAGGATAAGATAGTGGTCTTCCTAAAGAGAGAGTCCACACTTAATGCACCAGACCCAAAGAAGTCAGAAGCAGACAAGGTAGACAAACTATGGGCGGAAGACTCCGGTAAGGAGTGATAGTGTGTCAGTACTAGCGATTGACCTTGAAACCAAGAATTTCGCACATGAGATAGGAGGGTGGGGAAATACCCACATGTTCCGAGTCTCTACTGTATGTACTTACGATGGAGACAAAGGGGCGGTTTATGTGGATAAATCACTAGATGATTACAAGAAACCAAACACAATCGTCAAATCTTTGTCTGATTTAAAGTATGATTTAGATGACCACTTTGAAAAAGGTGGCATTTTACTTGGACACAACATCGTTGCCTTTGACCTTCCTGTGTTGAAAAACGCGATGGATATCTACTGCATTAAGAAATACTTGGACAATGAGGCATATATTGACACAAGTAGGATATTGAGCAAGGAATACAAAGAGCGATTTTCCCTCAATAATCTAGTACAACACACCCTCAAGTCGGAGAAATTGATGGAAAGTGCAGAGGCTCCTGTTATGTGGAAGGCAGGAAAGTATACAGAAGTGGTTGATTATTGTCTAAAGGACTGTGAGTTAGTGTACGATTTGTGGAAATATGGTCAGAACAATAAAGTAGTGAAGGGCTTCTCGTTAGAACAAGAGGAACTTCTCGATTTAGGGGTTGATTGGTAATGGCAACAACAGTAGAATGGATTTTAGGAATATTTTTTGTCTTGGGTATGTCCCTTCTTTTCTTCGCGGCCTTCGGCGGTTCAAAGTACACCGAGTCTTCCATAGATGAGTACATGGCGAACCTTGAGAACCAGATAATAGAAGAAGAGAGGAATGCACGTGGGCCTTCACGTTAAGTGTAAGTTCTGCGGCAAGAAAACAATTCCTCGTAGAATCAAAGGCAAAGTGGTAGGCTCCACAGAGTCAATGAAAATTTGGCAATGTAGAGAATGTAAAGGGCTTTGGTCGGATTAGCACCCGGCCAAAGTCCCGATTTTTTTTTGGTTTTTCAACCCAATTTTTTTTGTTGTTAATTGGCCCTTGTTGAACAATGTATATTTACTAGGTAGTGTAGATTCTACACCAAATGGTTAAGGACGATTTGGCGAAGTTGATGGAGAGACATCCTGATTGGGATTGGGACTATTGGGCGGCACAAGTCGCATGACCTATAGTCCATTTCTTCCCGTCTACATATTGATGGGATTCTTTCTCTTCTGTGCTTCGTTTCTTCTAGTGAATGAGTTCAAGGAAATTGCAAAGTATTTCAGGAGTGAAGACCAATGATTGAGATTTTGGATATGGGGCTTCTGGATAATTTCAGAATCGAAGTACCCTTGAGTTTCTACACACCCTACCTAGTAGTACTCGCAAGCGGTTTGATTTCGTGGTTGGGTAGGTTAGACCACCTTGCTATGGAGTGGGCCAAAAGTGAGTCTCTCTAGGGTGGGGTAAAACGGTCATCTAGAAAACTAATTTACAATGGGGTTGCATTTTGGATTTACCGTTGAAGAAGGTCAGATTGAACCGCTTTCGATGGTGGGATTGCGAGTTAATTTAGCCAAGATGGTATTGTTGGTAGGTTTGCCATCGCCTCATATGGGTCATCATAGTCACTTGGCAAATCCAAAAGTGCCTGTCTGTATGTAGCCAACTCGGTTTGTTCTGTTTCCGTCAAGGTGTTGTAAAGCAATACACCTTGATACACATCTACTTTCTTCAAACGAAAGTTTCTCTTCGCTCTTAGTTCGTCCCATCCGAAAGCAACTTTTTCTGTTTCATCATATTCTGAATGACCCGGCCCTACGTTTTCATGGACTGTCACATTTGGGTTTCTTTCCTGCTCTTCTTCACCATTTTCAACCATATTATCACCTAAGCATTATCAATGCTAAACCAAATATCCACTATGTAATCACCCATGTCAACTGCACCTGAATTTCTTCTACATGCTAATGTGTCACCTGCATCGTATGAACCGTTTACTCCTGTGATTACGAGTGAATGCTGAGTTGCGTTTGTATTTTCAGAATTGTGTCTTGTGAATTGACTCGCATTGTAAGAAATATCAGTTAGTGTTCCTGACCCTGCATCTCCATTTGCAAATATTCTCAGCACTTGAGCAGTTGAGCCACTCAATACCACTCCCTGTGTTCTAATTTCAACTGCGTGTATAGTGATGTCTCTAGGTA